GTTTATTTTGTGAATGGCGGCTATACCACCTCTAGCAACTGGTAGCACACCAGAAGCAGAAGTAGTCAGATCGATCTTTGGACCTTCACCTACTGTGCCATCATGACTATGGCCTGATGTTTCATGAAAGGCGTCTCTAAGAGCATTAAATTCTAGATTAAGTGGAGCAGCTTCAACAACAGCACCAGTTACAATATCAGCAGACGATTGTCTTACATAACCTGTACCCATTAATTATCTTCTTCCTTTTACCGCATACTCAATTACAAGAGCATGAATCGTATGTGGTGCTTCATCACCACTAGCTGAGAAAGTTAGTCTTGTCGAAAAGAAACTACCTTCAATATTAGTTACTCCAATCGGAGTTAAGATACCACCATATACGGCTGTACCATATGTATAAGCAGCATCATCATATATAGGCTGGTCTGCTTCTAGCTGAATCACATAGTTCTGAGGATTTGTAATATCTTCTTTACCCCAATCATATGATACATTGAGGTTAAGGTCAACATTACCTTCACCATTAGCAAATACTGTAACCTTTTCAAATACCTTACGAACTTCAGTGTCACCTAGATCAAGATATGGAGTTGAATAGACTGAAGTCATGGCAGCACCATTCAACGAGTTACCAGATTCTTGTTTGTATACTACACCATCAAAATCACCATGCAATACAACCTCGACACCATTAATATATCTTGAAGCACAACATGATGCTCTTATACCAAGTAATTCACCAAATTCCCAACCTGTCTGTTGGTCAGCAGTTCTTAGAGCACCTATGATACCCTTAGATCCATCTGCATCAATACCATCATCACCAAAGAATATTCTGAATTGTGATTTACCACGAATAACTACAGAATTCATATTAAGACCGGCAGAATTAACTAATCTTTGTCTTACAAGAGTATGAATCTGTTTTGAAACTGTTTCTAGTTGTACGTCACCAATCTTGTCTGTACCAGCGATAGGTCTGAATCCGTCAGGAGCCAAGAATAGTAGAGTACCACCAATTTCGAATACTACGTCAGCGTTAACAAGTCCAATATTAACAGTTACGTCTTTAGCAACGAAGTCTGTAGTATCTACGAAAATACGCTTGATGCTGTTTGAACCAAATACATATAGATTATCTCTGAAAGGCTTGAATTGAACTATTGTATGCCCTACAGGAACTTGACCAGCACCACTAGCAGCAGTCCAGTCATAGAATGCGTTAGGCGCAGAGTGAGCCATAATACCACGTACTTCGTTCTTGACATCACCAGCAAGCCATAGATGACCTTCAAAGAACCCTACTAACGTAGGAGCATCCAAAGCATTAGCGCCACCAGAATGAGAGAAATCGGCACCAGTATCAGCACTATCAATGAAAGTCCAGTTAGTACCATCAAATAGAGTGGCGTTATTAACACCATCAGCGAAAGCAAGAAAATTGTTGGTTCCATCGTTACCTTGATCCCATCTTATTTTATCTACTTCTGAACCACCTGAGCTAAAGTAGTGAGTTAGTCCTGTTGTTACAGAAACCCAACCAGTACCGAATTCATATTTGTATATGTTGTATTGTGTAGGGCTAGCTACCGATCTTCTGGCAGCATATATTTCAGTTGATCCTGATACAGTATTTTCAAACATCATAAGCCCAAGAATCTTGCCTTGAGCTACACCACCAACACCAACTTCTGCATATGCTTCATCGTATGGCATATAGCCATTAATACGACGATACCCACCAGACAAGCCAACTTCATAGTTAACCAATCTAGTAGCAGCACCCGGCTTTTCTGTAGATAGGAATAGATAGTTCTGTGTGCTGTCTAGCCCACCTTCACAAATCACTCTATTAGATTGTTTCTTGTCAACCATTAAAATAATAATCCTATGAGTAAGCCGATTCCAACAGCCAATAGTATAAAAGGTAAGGCCCATAGAAACAACCCCAATATAAACATCTTAAAATCCATCATCACACCACAAAATAATCATTTACATACATACCACTTACCGGCTTTCTCTTTACCAGCATTGTGCTACGCATTCTATCGTCTTGTCCAGAATTAATAAGTATTGTTCTCATTCTGTTTATAAGTTGTCTAAATCTCTGCAAAGCACGATCAGCTTGTTCTGAGTTATCTCTAAACATATAAAAGTGGTATAGCCCACCTTGAATGATTATTTCATCGTATATAGTGTCTATAGTAGACTGATCACTATACGCGGATAACTGTGTCGGCTTTTTAAAGTAGTTGTACGTAATTTCGTATGCTTCATCAGGCGATGGAGATACACCAAATCCAGTTGGAGTTGGATAAATTACAGAAGGAACACTTAATCCATCGCTACCAGAATTGTCGTCTTTATTCTTTAGATACTTATAACGAACGTCCTTAGATATTAGCTGTAGATGATGTCCATTAGTGTTTAATGCATCATCCTTTACTAAATGAAATGATTCCCAATCAACTGACTTTAGATCAGTGGGGAATGTGTATTCTTCAGTACCAGCAACTAAAGTTTCTGAATGACTATCAGCATTAAACGGCCATTCGAATTCTTGCATATTGATTTCGTTAATAGCAGAGTTAATAGCATCTTTAGCCATAGCTTGTACGCCTCTAGCAGAAGCAAAGTCAGATTGTTCTATCTCTACTTCATTTAGTCTACGTAATAGTTGATTCACTAAATTTATGTATGTTGTGTTAGCCATTGATTAAATTTTCCTAAGAAAAAAGGGGCTAGAGGTTTTATCCCCTAACCCCATTAAAGTGTTAGTTTAGGTTGTTAACTGCGTAGTGCAGCAATTCCCGGTCTACGAGTATCCTTTACGTCTGCGTATACAACCCATACTCTTAGTTCACCAGCAGTGTTTGCAGTAGCTAGAGAAGCAATCAATACGTCTAGAGTATCAGCAGTATTACCAATTACGATTGGCTGATATGCAGCAGGCTGAGCAGCAAAGTCACTTACAACAGCAGCAACAAAGTCGAAACCATCAACGAATGCGTCTACGTCAACACCAGTAACACCAAGGTCTAGAGTCAAAGTAGCTGAACCAGCATTGGCAGTTACAACTTCAAGGCCAGCAGATAGAATAACTGAGTTTGCAGGAATTGAAATCGCCTGAATAACATCGTTAGCGGCAAGAGCAGAACCCTTTTCAGTTGCAGCAGTTACTAGTGAAATAGTATTTTCGTCGTAGTGAATTGGGAAACGGTTAGCGTGAACACTTGGATGTAGTCCAGAACCAGCAGCAGTTACCTGTTGAGAAATAGTAGCCATTAAATGTTATCCTCTCTATTATCTGCTTACGTTCCACTTAGCACGTACCAATCCTTCAGGACGAAGAATCTTACGACCATATAGATGCATACCTCTTACGATATCACCAAATGAGTCTGTAGCACGTAGCTTTTCAGTCTTAGTAAGTTGCTGAGCAGTTGCAACAGCGCCAGTATGACCGGCTACAATAATACCATAGTTAGAAGCAGAACCAGAAGAAGTCACTGTGTCGGCACCAGTACCAAATGCAGGTAGGTTGTTTGATTCATACACAGTAAATCCACGAATCTTTCCACGTAGGATTTGACCATTACGTAGCTGATCACCGGCATCGTTACCGCCAGCATAATCATTGTTTACAAGCTTTGAGTTTTCATCGCTCAATAGTTCTAGGAACACAGGGTCAACAACTACCCAACGTCCATCTTCAGGAACATGTTCTTCGTCCAAAATACGCTTGAATCTGTTCAATAGCTGAAGTGGAGTTACGTCATAAGTTCCCTGCACACCAACAGGAATACTGTTAGTACCAGTACCTGAAGATGAGAATGTTGACTTAACTAGCTTGTGAGTTGAAAGCAATTCATCTGAGTCAGCAGTTGATCTTGACTTTGTACCTACAGCAGTAGTACGTGCAGTCCAGCTAGTAGCTTCAGGAGTTGCTAATTCGTAACCGCTCATGTAACCAAGCAAGTCCTTGTCGATAGCCTGAGCCATCTTGTACGCAGCACGGTTAGAAGCTAGTTCTTCCCAATTTACGTGTGACTGTGAAGTTTCAATGTCGTCTACTCTGAAAGCAAAGTAGTTAGCACGATCAACAGTCAGCGTAAAGTCGCTGTCTTCTAGGTCTTGTGGAGTGATCTTTGCACCACGAGCGTATGGAACTACAGTGATTTCTGGTTCCACGATAATCTTTACAGAGTCACCCATGCTAGAGATTTCACCGAAGTAATCACTGTTAGTAATACCTTCAGTTACGGCAGTCTTGCGGTAAACCTTCTGTACTTTCTTAGAATAAATAGTTGGGCTAAACACCCCATTAGGCAGGTTATTCCATCCTGCGGCAGCTTGAAATGCCATTGTATAATCCTCTTGTTTAATGTTTTGAGATAGGCGGATTTCTCCACCACAAACAGAACAGTTATTTCTAGAGGCTTATATACTTAGGTGTCGTTTGCGCTACGGTCTAATTTATAAGGTATTCTTAAATACTTAACGTTCCGTCGAAAGTTTTCGGTATCCATTAAAGGGGCGAACGTTATTTTATATAGACTACAGATACATTTGCGCATATATCCATATAGCTATATAAAGTAGGGGCGACACAATTGGAGCAGGAATCGCATCACCCCTATTTTCAATTTATATAGTAATCATACTATGTTGTCAACACTTTATTGTGCTGCGCCAGTTTCGTCATAGTAAATACGTCCAGCACGTCTGGCAGTTTCAATTGCCTGTTCATTCTTTTCGTAATCACGAAGACTCATTGCAGAGATTTGAGATTCAGTAAAGTCGTACTCTCCTTGACCACCGGTATTGACAGGAGTTCTAGAATTAGGTACTCTCACATCGGCAGCAGCAGAAGGCTTACGTTCAGCCTTGATCTTCTTGTTAGTAAGCTTTCCTGTTTCAAACTTATACAGGTTCAATGCTTCAATAGCGGCTTGTGCATCTGTGTCATTTTCGAATAGTGCATCCTGAATTCTCTTTGACTTAGTTACAATCCAAGCCTTAAAGGCATCATCTTCTCCAATTTCATAGAAATCTGGATGTTCCGCAATGATCTGGTTAAGTGCTCTTTCTTTAGCCAATTCATGCTTTTCTTCTTCGATAGACTGGAATCTTTCATTCACAGACTTAGTAGCTTCAATAAGGTCCAGATTGATCATGCTCTTGATCATACCATAAACGTCTGGATACTTCTTAGCCCATTCTTCTACTTCTTCAGGCTTCTTTGGCAATGCTGATAGCTGTCTAGAGCTTTCTACAGAAGTTTCCAAATCCTTGATTCTTTTATTAAGCTCATTGATTTGCTTCTGTGAATAGCTTCTTAGATCACCATAGCGTTTCTTCCAATTGCCATCATCATTTACCAATGTTGGCTGTTGTGAATCTAATTCAGTATTAGTATTAGCTACATTATCTTCGATATCTTCATCAATATCTTGTTGTCTTTTATATAAAGGCATTCATTCTCCATAGGGGCCTTAAGTGCGCAATAGATGTATTTCTATTAGCGGGTTACGGGTAGCCCATCCGTATAAGTTACAACATACCTTTATTCATAGGTTTAGTTGTACTAGAAGCTGCTGTACTCATGAATCCTGTACCTTTAGAGGCAGCGGATGATTTAGTTGTAGTCGCAGCAGCAGTTGTTGATTTAGTTGTAGTAACTGCTTTCACAATAGGTGAAGGAGTACTTGTCTTGGTTACTGTAGGCTGTACTTTTGGAGTAGCAGTCATAAAGCTTGATTTAACACCCCCACCAGTAGCGAAAGAACCTTTAGAGGCAGCGATATGTGCTACAGAATCACCAGCGCTATATGTGCTATCTTCACCAGTTCTAGCAGCAGTATTCTGTCTATATGTTACACCGGTACTAGGACCAGCAGGTATATCTCCTAAATCTTTAGTCTTGTACGTAGAACTTACAACATCCGAATTATAACCAGAAGCAGCATTGATTCTGTTAGGTTCAGCTACTCTACTCATGAATCCAGTATCACCAGTTCTAGCCGCAGTATTCTGTCTGTATGTTACATCTCTATTAGGACCAGCAGGTATACTACCCAAATCTCTAGTCTTTTGTGTAGAGCTAACAACATCTGAATTATAACCAGAAGCAGGATTAACCGGATTAGCTTCAGAAGCTTTCATGAATCCAATAGAACGATCAATACCTGATGATTTTATTGCAGGTTGAATAGAACTCAGACCTAAAGTCTTCTGTTGCTGTGTCTGTGGTGTAGGTGGAGTTACAAAACCTTTTGATACTGATCCACCAGATACAACATCAGATGTAAGTTCTTTCGGCTGTGCCTTAGGAGACAAGAACAGATGATTGTTTAGCTGTAATTGCGAATAGCCTTGTCCAATTAGTTCTGTTGCCCAAGAAGGATTAGCAATTTTTGGATTATAATAGTAAGTAGCACCATTTGTTATATCTGGTATTTTACCATTGAATACTAAATCTGCAATCTTGCCAGCCTGTTGATATTCTTTAGTTTCTGGTCCATACATATCAGCTAAACTGTTAGGAGCAGGACCATTAACACTAAACTCATTAGAAGTAGCAACTGCGTATGGATCATTTTCCCATCTACCAGTAGAGTCCATAGCTCTGTTTCTAATTACTTCAGCGACAGCTTGCATACCTTGTGGGCCTTCTCCTAAAGCTTCACCTATCATAGTTCTAATTACAGCATCACGTCTCTTATCTGAAGTTAACCCATACTCTGGACTGATAGCATTAGAAATAGGACCATTCGTAGCTCTGTCAGTAAATATATTACCGGCTGTTACTGCGTTAGGATTCACAATAGGAGCAGGCTTCATAAATCCTTTAGCCATATCTCCTATAGTGCTTACAGCAGTCTTACCAAAGTTATTGAATGCTTGCATAGCGTCACCATATGCAGATACGCCGGATTCCATAGCTCCCGCAATACGAGGAGCAACATTAGACATGTCAACCCCATTAGCCTTAAGCTGTTCAATAATTGTATCACCAGCACTTGGTATGATTCCACCTTTCTTCCAGTTTTCATCAACTGCTATTTCAACAGGTGTCTTATTGATAAGCGGTATCTTATTATACAACTCATCTGGAATCTGCTTGATTTGATCTGAAGCTGTGTTTAATGCAGAATTGATACCGCCAGTAATAGCGTTCTGTGCTGAATTAATTCCACCAGCTACAGCAGATATAGCAGGAACTACAGAAGGTAATCCAATAGACTGTCTAAATGTTTCTGCCTTTTGTACAACAGGAGACTTACCAAATAGATCATCCTTTACCTTACCGGGAAATGTAGTCTTGGCGTCAACAGCAGCAGCATTTTCTCTAGAAGCTAACACAGTACTTAATAATTGCTGACCTAGTTCTCTATTCTTAACACCATTAGCATATGCTGTTTTCCATTCTGGCTTTGCATACTTGGACTTTCCACCATCAGGACCATATCCCCATACTACCTTAGCATCACCTTCAGCAACTGTACCAGCATGAATGATGCTATTACCAATTCCGATACCTTCCATGCCAACAGCAGCTAATAGTTCAATAGCAGCCGCAGTACCATCCCATGATGCAGGAGATACTTGCTTACCATCTACAAATACCTTGAAGTCACCAGTATTGCCTTTACCAGTCTTGTAGTCAATATCATGCCCACGACCACCAACACGTTCATCATACGTATTACCATCTTTATCGGTAAATGGTGAACCAGCCTTAGGCTGTCCCATAGAAGTTAACTGAAATGTAACTACACCATATCCAGCTTCCTTCAAACCTTTTGATACAGCAGTAAGTCTATCATAAAATGTCTGTTCTAATGGAAGCTTTCTAGTTTCTATAGTAGAAGGGTCAGGGATAGTAACAGCACCTTCTCTAGCACCGTTACCATCAGACATGGCAACATCTAATTGTTGACTACCGGGACTATTAGGATCGGCTGGTATATTCTGAAGATTAGGCCCACTTAACGGACTAACGTTCAAAGGCTTACCATTCTCGTCTCTACGAATTAATGGGTCGTCTGGAAACAGGTTTTCGTTACCTGTTACACCAATAACCCAATCCATAATAGTCTTTTTGCCTTTGTCTAGACCGCCCTTTACGTCGCCAATAGTTTTCTGAATATCACCAAATAGATTACCAGACCCTTTAGACGCACCCTGTCTATTCTGAAATTCCTGCCAATTAAACGGTTCAGCAGCATCATAGTTAGTATTGCTGCTGTTACCAGTATTAGGTGTATCAGGAGTTGGTGCAGGAGGATTAGGTATAGGCGCGTTTGTTCCACCGTCTACTATTTCATAGCCAGTAAGATCAGTAATCTCCTGATTGGTAGCAGCATCAAAGAATGCCACTCTCAATTGATTAGTTTGTGAATCTCTAATAACACGTCTATACGCTAATTTCTTTTCTGCCATTATTTAGCACTAACCTTTGCTTCTTCTTGTAGCCCCAATAATAACCTAAGTTCAAATATTTGACCTT